ATATACACATGGATGAAATTTTCTGAAATTTTACGCGGCCCTGGTGGGGTTCGAACCCACAGTCTCGGGATGGCACCGGGTAGAAACGAGTTTCCGCCTAGAAGTCCCACGCGATGTCCAATTTCGCCACAGGGTCTGCTCTCGGCGAGGCTTGAACTCGCGGCTTCTGGTACATAAGACCAACACTCTGACCAACTGAGTTACGAGAGCGTGAAGATTTTTTTAGCGTCTCGCAAGGCCCCGCGACACCCAGGGCACTCGCGCTTGTTTAACGTGCGCGACCAACAGGCCCCACACATCACGTGACCACACGGGTCCAGGAACAAGTCAACGGGGCGTTCCATACAAACAAAGCAAATAAATGATGCGTACCTTTCAGCGTGCGTATCCTTCAGCACCTTCTCCATTTCAGTCACTTGGCCCATCAACTCCCTGCAGTGCTGCGTCAGCGTCTCGATGCCCTCCTCCTCCTCGTGCTCCTGTACTACTTTCTCGAGGTTCTCCTTTAAACGTGGATTGGTCATACCATCTATGACGCTGCGCATGTGTAGGATGTCCTCACGCTTGATCGAAAGTTCGGCCGAGGCCATCGCCAGGTCGCGGCGAGCCGTCGCCCACTCGAGTTTGTACTCGCCAATTTCTTTTTCGAAATTTTTCCACTTTTCACCGAGCTCGCACGGTATGGGCTCGAGGGGCTGGACAGGTGGCTGGAGCACACGTTCCAATATCTCCCGTGGGTCCAGGTACGTAAAGTTCATAATAGACCAGATAAAAATCTCCTTAAGTAATAAATGGCTTCGTACCCGAGCATGTTCAACCAGCCCCGTGGTGGCTATATCCAGCCGGCTAGCTTCCACACGTGGATTCTCGCCAAGGCTATCTACGTCTGTGCGGCCGTGCTGCTCATGATTACGGGCATCCAGGACTTTCTGGACCCGGGCCGGCGCCAGATCCCGGCCGTGAACATCAAGGCGATCACCGCCATCGTCATCGGCTTTTTCATGTTGTACCTGTTCTTCACCGTGCTGAACACGCCCAAGTACAATCGGTTCTAGGCTATTTATTTTGTCGAGCCATAATAAATGCCCGAGCTGTCTGCAACTGCACTGTTCGGGTTTGTTCTGACGGTCTTGTACTTTGCGCTCGGTACTGCGACCGTCTACCAGGCCAACAACCCCCTGTCCACCTCCAAGTCGGGTGCCGCACCCCCCAAGGACGTCCCGAACATTGTTTTCGGTTCTCTTTTCCTAGCCCTTTCCACCGCCCTCGCCGTCATGACGTTCCGCGCCATCTTCATGACCCCATAAAGGAGAGGCCCTATTGACATATAAATGAAGCACCTCATCGGACACCTGGGGGGCCTGAAAATCACCACCGTGGCCCAGCTCGAGGCCTGTATGGACCGAGTCGCCAACGAGTGCAGGTTCTCGGTCGTAGGGCGATCGTTCCACCAGTTCGTGCCCTTCGGCGCGACCGGAGTTCTCGTTCTGTCCGAGAGTCACTTTTCAGCACACACGTACCCCGAGCACGGGACCGTGTATGTTGATGTTTTTTGCTGTAGCCCGGGTTTCGATACCGAGGAGTGCGCACGGAGCCTGCAAGAAAACTTTGGCGCCAGTACGTTCGAGTACGAAGTCATCATGCGCGGTCAGAAACTCTGAAATTCAGACCCGGGTCCACGTCACGCATCCAGTGGGGCACGGAGGACGTGTAGAGCGTCTTAGGGCTGAACGACACGTACGGGCTCACCGTCTTGACGAGCAGCGCGAGCGACAGAAGGATCAAAAGCCAGATGAGCATTTAAAGTCTGTAGAGGTTTTTTGTCTAGGACCAGATGCATTCCGTGTCTGATTTCATAGACTCGGTCAAGGAGTCGCTGACTGACGCGCAATACAAAGAGGGTATGGAGCTCTGCCAGGCTCTTTACAATAAGAAAGAACTAGAGAAGAAGCTCTATAGGATGACGTATCTGGCGCCATATACGTTCGCCTCGGAGCACTGCGCCAACGAAGACTGTGACGACCGGACTCTCCAGATTTCTTTTCGTAAAAAGACATCTCTGATACAGCTCGACGACGCGTGGGCGGCGCGGATCCGGGCCAAGAATCTGTTCTGCGGGGATGATGAAGAAATGGCCGAGTTTATAGACGTGGATGTCCTTTTGGCGTTTCCTATAGAGTCTGTGGATCTGGGGATGGGGCTTGAGTGGTTTGAGTTTCCGGTTCTTGATCTGGAGTTGGTGACGGACCCGTAAACTTTCGAGGTCTTATATTCGTCTGTATTGGCACATCCGGAAACTCATGTGCACATGCGCTGATCTTCTTGCATTGCTCGATGAATGTCCGCGGATCGAAACACCCCTTCATAAAATTACACGTCCAGCAGCACGCCACGGTGTTTTCTGTTGTGTAATGTCCCTGTTGATTCAGGCGATCAATACCGTTCAGTCGGACCGCCAGGTCCAAGTGACCACAGTAGACGCATTGACTCGTCAACATTTTCCCAGCCTCTTCATCCGTCAGGTGCCATTCAATGCCTTTGGATATGGCCACACGCTTGATACCACTTAGACGGTCATGAATATTGAGTCGTTTCCACAGACTCAGGCGCTCTTTCGTTTTTTCATTCTTGGACCATTCGCACGTTTGTTCTAGGTCATGATCCGGTGGCGCTGGGTCGGTCTTCTTTTTGTCGGTAGATTTTTTTGAGTAGCCCGCGCCACGGGCCTTTTGAAGCTCCGTGTGGTACTCCTGGCGGTCGGGCCTGGTGTCCGCTTTCTTTCCCTTTTCACGACACTTTGCACAAGTAGATACGGGTTTGCCCCGTGCACCGATAAACTGATCAAGAGTTTGAGGGCCCCGCGTGCAATTCGTACATCTCTTGGTCTCTTCCGTCATTTTGTTACTATAGTGGGTGGTTTCTTTAAGTCAGATCGTCCTCAAAAATCCCCCATATATGGTGGGATTTTTGGGGCCGAGGCCCGCTTTTTATGGTTTTTAGTTTATACCTCCCATACCTTCTACCTATGGGGTGTTTAATTGCTGAACGCCAAACCTCCCATCCCAGATTGTATGCGCAGGATGTTGTAGTTCACCGCGAACAGCTTCTGCAGGGTCGCCTGCGAGCCGTTCTTCAGCGCCACGGACACCTGAGCGTTGTCAATGCGCGAGAAGTTGCAGGTGCCGGTCGGCTGGTGCTCCTCCGGCTGCAGCGCGAAGGAGTACACGTAGATGCCCGGGTAGGGCACGCCGGTGTGGTACACGTACGGCTGGTACTGGTTGAAGTACTTGCCGATCTGCTCCTTGAAGCGGTCCTGGCCGTTCAGGATCAGCTTGAACTGGTTCAGCGGACCCACCTCGTAGCCAGCGGCGCCGGCGGCACGGACACCCTCCTCAACCCAGAACACGTTGGACACGCCGGACACATTGGACACCAGGTGGGGGCAGCCCACCTCGTGGGGCAGCAGGGTCGCGCCGGTGGACGCCAGCGGGCTCACCGTCACGTTCACGTTGGCCGTCGCCGTGGAGAAGTTCCACATGCTGTTCACCACCGTGGCGGTGGCGTTGGCGTAGCACCAGATCAGCTCCTTCACCGGGTGGTTGAAGGACAGGCGGACCAGCTGAGCGGAGTCGTTCACGGTGGCGATCGAGTCGCCGCCGGTGTGCTGGACCTGCTCGATCAGGTACTCGTGGCCCTTCTGGGCGAAGCGGCGGCGCTCCTCAGTGTCCAGGTACACGTAGTTGGCCCAGACCTGGAAGTCGGTCGTGAAGTAGTTGCTGTAGTACGTGGTCAGGTCGAAGTCCAGGCGCACCTCGTGGTACTGCAGGGCAATCAGCGGCAGGTACAGGCCCGGGTTGCGGTTGAAGAAGAAGATCAGGGGCAGGTACACGCGGGGGGTGTTGGTCGTGTTGATGGTGGACACCGGGCTCGACGTCATCTTGCCGTAGTTGATCTTGTCCGACTCGCCGAGGAAGGTCTCGGCGTACAGGCGCCACCAGGTCTGGTAGTGCTTGTCGATGCGCTGGCCACCGATGGTCAGCTCCAGAGCCGCGATGGCGCGCTCGGCGATCCAGCAGGTGTCGGCCGACGAGTTGTCGGACGCCACGTTAGCCGCCGCCGGCAGCAGGGACACGTACATGTTGCCGACCAGGTCGCCGTTGCGGGCGATGGTCACGGACACGCGGCCCGAGGGGGTCGCCGTGCCGTTCACCGTCTGCTGGATGTTCTCCATCGCGAAGTTGGTGTGGCGCTTGTACACCGCCTGGAAGAAGGTAACCTTGGGCTGCCCAGTCAGGTACACATCCTGAGCGCCATAAGCAACGAGCTGCATAAGTCCACCGGCCATTTGTACTATGGCCCGAGAAAAAAATTTGGGACCGATCACTGACGCGCCCTGGGAAAATTTCTCGGACTAGAGTAATTATGAACTCTACTATGATGACCGCGGCCAAGACCAATGCCGCGAACGCCGGCGCCATGGCTGGTGCGGTACAGGATGGAGTCGTGCCCGTGGCCGCTGGCAACAAGGCGGCCAACGCGAGCATGGGCGTGGCGGCGGCCCAGGCCAACGTCGTCGCCGCTCAGAATGTCAACGCCAAGGCTCAGGCGAACGCCGCCAAGGCTAATAATAATGCGGCCCGGGCCGCCCTGAACGCCGCCAAGAGCCCCAACGCCACCAACAACAGAGGCGCTGCGGTGGCGGCTGGCAACGCTGCGGTGGCCAACGCTGCGGCGGCTAATACCAACGCCCAGCTGGCTAACGCTTACCGTACCCTCAAGAACGCCATGGTCAGCAAGGGCCTGCCCCTGTAAGCGCCCGCGCCTAAAAACTAAAACAAAACTCTCTGATAATTTCAAATGTCCGCCAAGCCCGATATCGAAGATGTGCCCGAGGATGAGGAGATGGATTTTGACGAGGAGATGGAGATGGATGACGGTGGTGACCTCCTGGACGCCCTGGGCCAGATGTTCACGACCGAGGAGGGCGAGACGGTCGCCAGCGCCATGGTCGGGGTCAAGGTGGCCCTGGAGATGCAGAACAAAATTCTGATTAAGATTCTGAGTGTCCTGAGCAAGCCAACTCCGGTGGGCATCGCCGCGCCCGCTTAAAAATATGTGACGCTAACTTAGAAATGGAGCGCGTGCAGACGATCGACCACGCGACTCCTGAAAAAACAAACGAGATCCGAATGGAACTCCACCATTCGGACATCGTCAATATGAACGCCGAGCGGCTCAACGCCTTTGTGACGAAGCTCGAGGATCATATGTGTCTGAACGTCAAGGGGGACAAGTACGTCCCGTGGGTCAACGGTGCCCAAATCTTCGGCTTTGAAGATGGCCAAATTCAAAATGTAAATATTGATACGATCGGTAACCAGCGGCGGAATTTTGTCACAATTCTGTCTGACGTTTACCATCGTGCCGGGGAGCTCGGCATCCGCGATGATGCAAGCACTGACGTCACTGGTCTGGAGTTTCGGCTCGGCCAGCGCGTCACACGCCTCATCGAGACCGTGGACGACACGTACGAGATGATTTTCCGTTGGGTTCGAACCTACGAGCGAATCAACCACCCCACGTACGTGCCGATCAAGGGTGACATGGAGTCCCAGATTTTCAGGTGCCAGACCATGGGTCTGGGCGACCCCTCCACGGAAAAGGAGGATACCAGCTCGTTCCAGAAGTTCCTTCTGTACCTA